CGTATATCGGCCTGTATTAGTATAATACGAGCCTTCTGTATGCAGGTGGTCACTGCCACAATTAGAACATACTGGTTTATCTGATTCTAGGTATAATCCTACATTCGGATGTGCTTTAATATAGGGTCTTAACTTAAGATATACTTCTTCTAATACTACTACATCTTGATCATTGTATGTTGACATTTCATCAATAGCAGCTTGTTCCCCCTCTAAGCATCTACGCCATAGCATAAAATCTGTCTTAATCTTTTTACCTACTCCAAAATATTCACCTAACGCATCTAATTTGTTAGAAGGGAATCTAAATACTTTAGAAGCCTCTTTCTTTGTATCAATAGATGTCGTTACAGAATAAGGAGGTAGGCCATTTAATATAGCCCTAGCATTCATCATAGGAACATCAAATCCGTTTCCATAGTGGGCAACAACCATATCAGCTTCATTAATAAGATCCCATAAACTTTTTACAATTCTATAGTCATCAAAATTTTTAACCTCTTCTACAGTAATTTTATCTGACATTATCTCTGTACCATACAGCCATTTGGCAGACCATGTAAGCATTATAGGATCTTGTATAACTTGGTCTAAACTAATATTCTCTTTAAATCTTCTCCAGGTATATGATATAGTAGGGGACGTTTCAATGTCGAATACTAAAATTTTAGGTAAACTTGGATTTTTAAAGCCCCTAACAATCCTCTTAGCTTCTTTAATAGTCTCTTTGCTACATTTAAACCTTCTACTCATCTTCCCTGCACCACTTTGCATATATTTTGGAAACTTCCTAAACTTCTCTACTACTTGATCTAATGTCATATTAACGTTTAATTTGGTTGATAAAATAAAACCCTGTAACTATATATAAAGGGCTTAAATCTATTTGAAAGTACTGTTGTACTACATAGAAGTTCATACTATTCCTCCCGTTGACCCATTTCCTTATCTATCAAAAGTATAGCAGAGGAGTCATTACCTGCTATATCTAACCTATCTAATATAAGAGAGAAACCTGCAACTTCATCCACTTGTTCCTGTACATACCATTGTAAGAACTCAAATGTAGTATGGTCTTTCTCAGCCCAAACTTTATCAAGGGATTTTTTATAGGATTCTTCTACATAAATTTCATGATCCAAGGCTTTTTTAATAACCTCTCTAAAACTAGTAAACTTATTGTTAGCTGGTTTAACCTGAGGAGCTTTAGGTAAAGCTATTCTATCCAACATATACTGATATATCTTATCCATATGCTCCAATTCTTCCTGATAATGCAATTTCATATAATGAGCAGCACCGATATAACCTTTATATTCTAACCAAGAATACATTGCTTTATATATTTGAGCTGCTTCCAGTTCCATTGCAATATGCTCATTTAAGAGAGCCTGTGTTTTAGCAGACAGCATAGATTTTGCTCTACTACCTAATAAAAGACCTTCAATATCGTTATTGTTTGCCATTACTATTTACTTTAGATTTACGACTAATTTGCTCCTGTGCTTTGTTATGTCGAATAGTTTCATTAAGTTTTTTACGATCAATCTCAATTTTAGCTCTAGCCTCTTCTGAATCAGCCTCTTGTTCACGCCTATCCAAATCTAATTTCTCTTCAGCTATGCCAGCATCAGATTGTTCCGCATTCTGTTGATACTGTAAATCAGCCTTATAACGCTCTGTTTCAGCATCGAGTTCAATCTCATAACGTTTAAGTTCTCTATCAGCTTCTTTTGAAGCTTGTTCAGCCTGTGCTATACGCTCTTGGGTCTGTTGCTGTAATTGCTGCATCTGTTCTTCACGTTCAGCACGTTCTTGCTCATCCCGTTCAATTCTACGAGACATTTCTGTAATACTATCGCTTCTAAGTACATCAACTACAATACTCATGCTAGCACCGTTTTGTACAGCAGCCTGACTAAGTTGTTTAAGTACTTGTCTAATTTCCATATCCTTAGAACTATTGGTAATAAACAAGTCATATTCAGTAGAAGCAAAATCCTCACCATTAAACTCAATAAATTGCCTAGACATATCATCTAGTACAAAATTAAGTTTCTTACTACTATGCTTTCGCCAAGCATACTTAGCTGTATCTAATAGAGCCAACATAACCCGTTTCTTAGTTTCATCATGTACAAAGAACCACCTTTCAGTAATATGACTAGATTGAGTTACAGCCCTTTCAATACCCCCTACAGTTTCTCTATTATCTACCTGACCTAATCTCTGATCATTAACACCAGATATATCTCCAATCATTTTTTCAATATATTGAAGCATCATTACAATCTGTTGTATATAGCTACCAATATTAGGATCTAGTACTTTACCTGTAGTATTGAAGTTACCAGCCAATTTACCAGTAGATGCACCTTTCTTACCCTCATTAAATGGGTCTGTAACTGCCCACCCTAGAGCTTCTGCATAGTACATCCACTTATCTATTTCCCAATCATCTGGAACCTTGGATACATCTAGTTCATAAATAGGACCTTTATACTTAGCAAGAACCATTTCTAATCTGTACATATATACATTGAAAAGATACTGGTAGGGTTCCATCCTAGCCATTAAGGACTTACCGTAGTCTGTACCCACATATCCCAGGAAACATTTTGATTTATTACCAAAATGACGCATTTGTACTTCCCTAGGTTGCATCTTAACATATATATCTTCACCTATTTTAGTACCTTCATAAGCTTCATTAATCCAAATCCACTTAACATTTTCACCGGCCTCTCTGTCTGGTTTATAACTCTCCGGTACTAATCGTTCCTGTTCATCGCCATTCTCATCAAAATAAGTAAGCCTACCTATTTTCCTACGACCCAGCCATCTAGACCTTACAACTCTTACATTACCCTCATTATCATAAGGTAATCCAAACTTATAAGAATTCTGGTTAAATTCTGTAATATCAATAAAACCGTCCCCGTCACCAAAATTCAGATTAGAATAAATAGGTGGTAGTTGATTTCTATAACCTAATGGGCTATCTTGACTACTAGTCAACCTATGAGCACTTTCAATACTATCTATTTCACTGGGCTTAAGGTAATCATAAAACTCATCAATAACCTTGCCTACAGGTTCATAAGTAATTTCTAGTATAATATCAGAATCTTCTATTCTTTCCGAATCACCCCTACGTACTGAAAATACTGACCTAGGGTCTACTCTAGTAACTGTAGGTTCCTCACCTTCAACATCTACTCTATATATTTCTTTACCAAATACTAGAGCATTTCTTATACCTCTATTAAATTTATCCTGTAGATCCTGCTCTCTCCACAGATATTGAAGTACTCTGGTAGCAGTTAGCTCATGTTTATCTTTCCACTCATATGCAGCATATTTACCAAATTTAGAAATACGTTTTTGAACCTCTTGCTCTGAAAAAGATTCTGAGGTAAGTTCCTCAATAAGCATTTCCATTAATATATCTGATAATTCAGTTTGCTGACTAGAGTATGTATCTAAATTCTTAGCACGAGCATTCCAATCGAATCTACGTTTAATTTCTTCTCCCTGTAACAAATCTATTTTAGGTACAGATAATGGATAATTTTTCATTGTAGCAGGAAATACAGCATTTTCTAGCTGCATTGGGTTAAATATTTCTTCAACCTCGTCTGCGTCAATAATATCATTATCCATATTATTCCACACCTCCATCTTACGATGCTCCTCTAGGTTTCTATTTAAACCTACGACTTCTGCCCCATTGATACAATCAATATACCATTGATTAGTTTTTTTAGACTCAGGTATCTTTTGTACAGGAAAATGTAGTGGGTAACTATTGTTATTGTGCATTATAATCAATTATTTTGACAATTATAGTATTATATTATGATTTATTCAAATTAAAAATAATTTTGTATAGTCTTTATCGAAACTTAAGACCATAGGTGATGTTATTACCTTTATAAGCTCTGTTCCAAAAACTATCTTGAGTTTTATTCTTAATACTCTGAGCCTTACTGGATTCGGTAACTTTCCTACGATCTTCTCTAAGTATCATTAACATTATAAAAGCACTTACACGGTCAGTATTAATTTCTTTAGAGTAGCTTATTAACTCCCTAATAAACGCAGGTGATTTTATTAATTCTAAATTACGAGTACCTTCCGGCTTATCATATGCCTGCTCTTCTAAATAACTAAGAGTCAAACTAAGCCCCCAATTAATAATTCTTTCATTAGTAGAAGTACCTACAGATTTATTACCACCCCCAGATACTTTCACAAGAGATTGATCTCTAAGTATTTCAGGAGTCTCACATAATAACTGTAATGAGTTTTTATTCTTAAAGTAAGCATAAGGACCTTTTATATTATTTTCATAGTTACAAATAGCGTTAAAGAACATTAGTAACCTCCTAGCTTGCTCATAGTACTCTTCTGCTACATAAGTACGTGCTGTATATTCAGCAACAATCCTGTCTGTCCAAGAATCTAGTACAAATATTGACTGTAAGGATTGTTGGACATCTTCATTACCATCTAACATAATGGGGTCCCACCCTGCTAAATATCTACCAAAAGGTATGTTTCCATCAGAATCTCTTTTAGGTAACTCATATAATTCTATACAAGCTTCCATGCTTAAGCCTCGCTTTAAGGGGAATTCCCTAATTACTTGCTTATCAGATATTCTAGGAACAATTTTACCATCCTTAATATCCATTTCATAACGATAAGTAGCATTAAGGATAGAGTCTTTAGCTTCTAGTTCAGCAAGTATATTATTAAGATCTTGCGTAGGAAAGAAATTACCTTCCATTGTCATAAAAACTTCAGAAGGTCTAATTGGTTGGTTGATTATTTCAGTAAGTAGCTTAACTTTATTATTAGATTTCTTAGCCCTTTCCCTAGCTTTTTCTATAGTAGCAAGAGCCTTTTCTTCATTAGATATAAGATTAGGCCCTTCTTTAAAATCATTTTGACCTTTAAATGATGGCACAAAATATCCTATCTTACCTTTACCTTCCCAAGTATCTTCAAACACCAAACAATCATATGACTCGGGATTGTAAAATACATCTTTAAGCCACAAAGCAGTACCTGTAGTGGTATATCCACCAGTACCAAGCATATATATCGGTAAGTATTTATTAGATTGTTTATTAGGCTGAGTAGCCTCTACTGCACCAAGTACCTCGTGTATTGAACTTAAAAAACCAACCTCTTCTAGAAATGCACGGGTTGGTCTTGTTCCGTTGGCGGCTAGTGGGTTATCTTGGAATGTCCTGTGTACAATACTGCTGCCAGATAATGTATCGTGTATTGGGTTCTTAGCACCGGGCTCCCAGCTACCACCTAGTTCAGGTAATAAAGGTGAAGGGAATGTTTTATCCTCACCATTAATTCTAATAGTAACTTCTCCTGGTAGATTATTAAATGAAAACTTTACTTTACTTAGTAGATCAGCACTATATTTAGCTTCGATGGCTCCTACCAATGTCTGAGATATTGATACGAATTTCTTATCTTTACGACCTTGTAAATAAGCATCATAGTTTCTAGCGCCATCAGTTAACAGAGAATGTTGTATACAACTAGCAGTAAAGTACGATTTTCCATAACCCCTACCCCCCATTTCCAGCACATTTAAGGCTTGATTAAGGTATATATGTGGACCAAACTTTTCTGACATATCTGTACGCCAAAAATAAGTTCTAGCTGGCCAATATTCTTTTAAAGTACCATCTTTTTTAAATAAGGACTTGTAATTATCTTCTAGTATATTACCCTTATGATCTACACAAAACTCAGTGTAGATTTCTTCCTTAGTCATATTCTGTACCTCCCTAAGGCATGTATACTTAGGATCATCTCTAAATCCGCTAAAACCACATGCTTCTGAGTATATAAAAGCCTTCTCCCACTCTATATCACGAAACCACGGCTGACCTATACCTTGGACTTTTCTACCACCACCAAGGAATTGTATAGTACTTATATTTACATGATAGTATAATTCTGGAGGACACCATCTATTACCAACCCACATACCCTCAAATATCTTACGCTTAACATCTTTAAAGAAATTAATACGCTCGAATTTCTGAGATATTGGATGAAATATAGGAACCTCTTTGATTAGAAAATTGTCGTTATTTACCATTTATTATAATTCACCTGATGCAGTTGCACTCTTAATCTTAGCATTCTTATTAATATAATCCTCTTCCTCCAACTCTTTTTTAATCTTGAATAACTCCTCATAGATCTTAGCAGTTTTAGAAAGCATATCATCTAATTGTTTAGTATTATCTTTAATTAAATTACCCTCTGCATCCATATAGCCAAACGTATATTCTTGTTCTGCTAAGAACTTATCCCTCTTCTTCATACGCTCCTCCCATGCAATCAATGACTTCTCTGATTGTGTTAAAGCTGCATCAACAAAGGCATCCGTTAACTCTACTTTATCCTCCCAAAACTTATCAACATCCTTTTTCTTAATTCCTAGGAAGTCAACCGCCATTCTCTCTTTTGCATCTGATAAGTAATACATATCAGATTTAGGATGATATACATGTGCAATAGCCCACATTAAATTAGATGTAGTTCCCTTACCACGGGACTTATCACCTTTCCATAGTTGTCTAAAGGGCTCTATTGTAGTAAATTGTGGATTAACTTCCCAGAAATTAGCATCAGGTGTGAATGATTCTAATATATTACGCATTGATTCCTAACTGATTAAGTAGTTTTTTAAGCTCAGATTTATTCTTGATACATCCTTTAAATATTCTTGGCCCATTAGGATCATAAGATTTTGCATTATACAACTCTATCCATTCTGTAGTAGACACATCCATGAAGGCCAATACTACTCTTCCTTTTGTGTAATATAATAAATGAGTCTTTTCGTCTGCTTTTGAGAATTTAAACCCTAGCTCTTCAATATCTAATTTGTCTAGGTATTTAACACGAATGCTTGCTTGCTTAGTGGCCTTTATAATATCTTTTTCAAAACCAGTAAGACTATCTAGTTTCAGTATTTTAGGCCACTCCCCGGATGAATACCCCCAGGATGTTTCTATTTCACACTCAAATCCTACATAAAATTCTTCTATAGAAGGTGTATAATATTTATCTTCCATCTTTATATATATTATATGGTGCTTTTAATGGGTAACTAGGTAATCGTTCATACTTAGTAGAAGTTGCATCCTTCCTAACTTCTCCAGTTATATCGTAATACTTGTCGTTAATCTTAGTAATAATATGGTCTAAATCATAGTACGGTTCTGCATTAGGAAATACGCTCTTTAGTATTAGATAGAAGTGGTAACAACTACCTTCAGTATATACTTGTTGAGACCCTATAAAAGAATCTCTTATAGTTGATATAAAATCCTCAACAGGGGGTGTGTAATTTTTACTGTCCTTCTCCATTACCTTGCTTCTTTAAGTACTTACTAGTCATATGATCTATCTTAGCTTCTGACGCTTCAAATGTGCCTAATCTTCTAAGTAATACTGTTTCAAAGGTACTATAATCTCCTTTAACTCCTTGACCTATAGCATGTTTTAAGAACTTAAATTGTGAGTCAATTATCTCTTCTGCTGTACCATATGGTATATTAAACTCTTTAGATAATTGTCTTATTAAGTCTCTGACTGGTTTCTGTATAACTTTACGCATATTGAATTAATTTGAACACTTGGTTCTGTAAAGATAAAGGTCATAGTACAGCTCATCATGGTTAATTTCCACATTATAGGTATACCTGTTATCCCCTGCTGTAAAATTATCTAGTACATCTCTAGAGTTATTACTCGCTTTAACCAATGATTCTAAATCTTTACATTGTATCCTGGCTATTTGATTCTTATTTAATTCCATCTATAAATCGTTTAATTCGTTCATATCCTACATAAATATCATCTACTTCTCCCATGTTATTATATACCTGTAGTATCATAGCACCTTGAGAGTTCTGTAGAAACTCATTATCAAATTCATCAAAGCCCACTTCGTAAATATCGTCGAATTCATCCATATTTTAACTATTTAATATGTAGCACAATACGTAATTATGGGTCCATTCCAAGGAGGTGTTCCAGTAGTATCCGGTCTAACCCAAGGTTCAATAGGGTGGTAAGGTATTTGTATACCACTGCTGGGTTTAACTACCCACTCATCATCTACCATAAGTTTCTTACAAATGTCTAAAAAATCCTTGTAGTTTATATCTTCTGTAATATATAGAATTTTATTAGAAATATCTACTGTAAATATCATATTATACCTCTTTAAAATTGAACTCTAGTTTATAACCATCTTTATATCTTACTGTATCTAAAAAGGGTACTAGTGTATTCTCCTTAGTAAGTAGTTTATGCCTTCTAAGTATTGATAAATTATTGTTAAAACTATCGGCTGTAATACCTACTTTTAACATCATCTCTTTACGTGTGCTAGTATCAAATACCATCTTACGTCTGATATTATCCTCTAAGTCACTATACTTATCATTCTGATACATTATTTCTGCTAATACATCTAATTCTTTAGGTCTAAGCTTACTTACAGGGGGGATACTCCTAACAAGCTCTAAGAATTGCCGAAAGAACTTATCCTTATTAGTCTTAATTGGAATCTGCTTCATATCTACTGTACAATATTAATTCCATAAATTGATTTATTCTTAACTAGCTTCCAGAATAAACTAAGCTGCTTTGGTGTTAGTTCTGTAATAAGATTACCACTTCTAAGTGGGCTACCCTCTAGAAACTCATATTCATCATTACCTCTATACCTAAGTGCATGTCCCTCAACATTATAGTAAATCTGGTCTTTTTTAGGGATTGCTACTTCTTTAAGAGGTTGTGTATATTTATAAAATAATTTACCTACTTCAATCATTATTTCAAATCTTTAGTGTCGCCAACAAATGTTTCTCCTGTATTCAATAGTCTGCCGAGGGAATCATTACCTTCCCAACCATTTTTACCTAGTTCTGCTAATACTTCATATGTAGGATATAGTTTAGATAACCATACTACCTTACCCTTTTTATAATGCTTTAAGGACTTATCCTGAGCTTTTCTATACATCTTATACTCCTCTTGAGTCATCTCCTCAGGTCTCTCTGTTATAATGTTCATACACTTAATTTAAGTTAATAATTGAGGCTGATACAGGAGTCGAACCTGTGTTGCTGGAGTACAAAACCAGAGTGATAACCACTACACTAATCAGCCATACGCCAGGCTCCCACATTCCTGGCATGTTTACCTAAAGTTTTTCCTACTGTTACAACGTTGATTCGTCTTAATGAGTAGGCTTGTCCAGGGTGGTAAAATTATCCTTTAACCCTTGTGGTTTTAAAAAACTTTAATCTACCTTATAGTTAGTATCAGTAGTCCACAATAGTAGATTATACTGATCTGTAAGCATAAAGGTATCTTCTCCCTTCTTATAGTAATAGACCCCAGCCTTCTCATTCTTCAAGTCTACTGCTACGTTACCCACATCTACCTTCTCCACTTTATCACCAATCTTAATAATCTTAAAGGTAGCCTTTGGTGTTAGCCCAATTGTATCAGGCATAATAATACTTGACTTCTTCTGAATTACTCTAATTAGTACAAATGTAGGTGCTAGGTTAAGTTTATCAATATCCTCAATAACACTCAAATCTCCTACTGGTACTGTCTCCTTATTCTGCTCCATACTGTAATATTATTTATAATTAATAATTGCGTAAATAACTATTCCTAAAGGAATCCAAGGCATAACGACCAATAATATCTGTAAAACTGTATCCATATTGTTAATTATCCACTGTCTTGATCCCGAGTCAAGGCTCTCAAAGTCACCATCATCTAAAACTTCTTCTGTAAATTCCCTCATAGTCATATTACACTGCTTAAGTGCGCCGTATATTAAGCCTGAGGCGACCAGCATTGCTATTAAATGAAATACCCAATACATAATTACTTATTATTAAGATAATCTTCTAGTTGGTTCTGTAATAGATTAATAGATTTACGTAGTGTAGTAGACCATGTATCATCTACTACTTCATTCCCTTTAATGTAAGCTGCGTTATGGGGTGCTGTAGTATCAAACTTAGATTCCCATATAACCTCACCGTCCTCTTCTTCTGGGTAAATCTCTTCTCCTAAAGCCGCCAGTGTCTCTACATATAGATTCTCAGCTGCTGAAGTAGCCTCACTTATTACAAAATCACCATTCTTATCTGTTAAGGTTCCACTATTAACTACAGGTGTCAATACATTTAGTACATTCAATAAAAACTCTTCTCTACTCATAATTACTTAGTTGATTTCAACAATTCTACAAACTCTTCATATCTCATATAAACCCTACTGTAATCCAGTATTGAATCAGTACTTACATCTACATTACCATCACTAGCTTTCTTATAAGCTATAATTGATTCAGGTCTAACATATAAATCAATCATTTCAATATACTCATCCTCATCAATCTCAGGCTCTTGCAGATTATCTGGTTTAATGCCAAGATTCTCCGTCTCTTCAACTTTCTCATAATACTTATCATACTCTTTCTGAATAGCCTCGACTGATTCAGGTGTCATACTCTTAATAGGTAATTTAATAAACCCTTCTACTTGCTCCATACTTAATTATTTATTATAACGTTTCTTTAGTTTAGCTAATTCTTCCTGAAACTCATCATTGAGTTTAGGTAAATATTTATTTTTAAAGTATTCAATATCCTCTTCATCTAGTGATATTAATTTACTTGGATAGTTACCCCACGTAATGGTACCTGGATAACTCGTATTATAAGCTAGCATGAAGTTGTGGGTAGGCATTGCTCTATGAAGATCTAATATATCTTTAGGATCTATGCTGTCGTTAAACTTGCGATTAACTTCATCCTCCTTTAGCAATTCTGAAAATCTAAGTAAATCATTCGCCATACATTATTGTTTTAATTAACTGATACAAACATAATACTTTTTTCTGATATATGCAAATATTTTATAAACTTTTTTATATAAAAAATCCCCAGGTAGTAATTACCCAGGGACTAAAAACAAATTATTATGAAAACGTACTATTATAAATACTTCTTTTTAAACCAATTAACATCAAAGTTAGGACATGTTTTATTACTGTCATAGTGGTAATGCCCTTCAACCTCCTTAATACTAAATTCCTTAGTATAGTACTTAATAAGCATAGCTAACATCTTAAACTGGCTTTCAGTAAACTTATTCTTACCATGTAAGCATATACCTATAGAATCACCATTATGACCATAAGCATGAGCACCTACGTCTCTAATGTCTCTACCCACTTGTATATTACCATTAGACTGTATAAAGTAATGATAACCTACACCAGCCCATCCACGCTCTTTATGCCATCTATCTATTACAGATATATCATCATGTGAATCAATATCACTATCACTACAATGTATAATAATCTTATTTATATTCCTCATATTACAAATATTTAAACCAACTAAATAGTTTCCTAGTATTTAAATAATCTAAATCATTCTCATACGTATTAGCTTCTACTTCAAAACTAATACTTCTATATGCCTTTAAATGGTCTTTATACTTAATATAATGCACTAAGTACTCTATACCATACCAAATATAGAATAATAGTATAAGAAGCTCTAATTGCTGCTTTAAATGAATCTTTTCATGGCTAATAAGAGAGTCAACGTCTTTTAACCCTTTATTCCTAACAAATATAAAAGGCCATATAGTAATTGCTAAATAACCTTTTGGAACTAAATACTTACTTACTATTACCATGATTAAGTTGTTATGAATTAAATATAACGATCCCTTATAGATCGTCCCTTTTGGATCGAGGACCGTTAATTTGAGCCTTTCGTGCGTCGTCAGCAGTGCTTTCATTTCTGAATACCCAGGGATAACGTTACAGTGTCCATTCACCAGAGTTACCTTATCTCTATTCTATCCCAACTGTTAACTATACCTTTACGAACTCGGTATAGCCGACTACTCAAATAATTTTTGTGACTATCGGGGACATCTCATCGCTATGTTCAGATATTATTTCAATCCTGCAATTACCACCCAACTTCTGTCCAATACTAACAATGTGCTTTCAAGGAGTACCTTGGTTAAAGGGTCACGTTGCAATATTAATAAATATTTCTGTAATATCCAAATAAATTCCAAATTATTTTTATAAAAATCCTGTTTACTATAGGCTTTATATTAATATCGTATAAAAAGACCCCCGTATCTTCTTATATATAATTGATACCCCGCATTGTTTATATATTATTTTAGGCCACTGGTAAATTTATATATATTTCCACACAAAACCTTTATAGCTCTTTTTATCACCTAATATACATTTATATAATCCTTTATATTTAAATTCTGGATATTTTTCGCACACAGCTCCTGCATGACTAAATTCTTCTAATAAATTACCTTTAAAATCAAATTTACCTACTGGTTTACGGGACTTTTTAGCAGATTTAAAACTATTTTTGCGTTGCTTCTCTGAAAACTCTTCTTTGGATAATTTAATATTATTATTTATACGGGTTTTTAAGGTTTGTTCCATATTAATAAGACACTCTTTCAAACTGTAACCTTCTTCTATAATGATATAATCTTTTAAAATACCTTTAATTTGATTCCTGCCATGAGCTGTAATAACATTATTTATTCTGTTTATAGATACTTTTAGGAGTATTGCGGCTTCTTTTATTCCAGGAGTGGTTGCTAAAAGTTCTTTAGTGTGTAGCGAATAAATTGTAATATTACCTCCTACAACAGGTTCCTCATTTTTAATTATAATTGGAACCTCTTTATTATATCCTTCTATAGTAGCATTATACTTGTTTATATAATAAATCTCCTTATTATGTAATTCATCTATATTACAATATTCAACAACTTCTCTGTCAAAATTTTCTAAAGAGTATTTATTAAAGTCCTCTTGCAATTCTTTATTAGAGTGCCCACCTCTAATTAATATTCTAAAATGTTCTCTAAGTCTTGCAGAACAATTGACACTCCTACCTATATAAAATCTATTATTTGCCTTGCAGGTTATTTTATAAATACCTGGGGCAGTATGGATGTTGTACATATATTATATTTTTATAATTTATACAAAGATAAGTATTTTTTCTGATATATGCAAATTTGGGAATACCCCCTGCTAAATCTATATCTGTTATATACCCGCATTCTAATACAACTCAACCCCCGGTCCTTTCCAAAACTTTGGTCGTATCCCCCAGTAATTCTCACTGACAGTGATACGATTCACCTGTAAAGGAAATCCATCTCACAACTGATAGATCCTTATCTAATCTCTGCCGTTCGCTATTGGACGGTTAACCACTAAATACTGTTAGTTATGTCTAATTCACTGAATTTTATCCAAACTCTGTCTATTACCGAACTGAAGCAACAACAACAGTCTTCATTCAAGATCATGGCTAAAACCAATGGATACTGGTTCCGTTGTGGTAGTCTGTCAGGTCATGTGTCTAATCTCGATCCTAAGACTGTCAAGCCTGAAGATGTACTGGTCTCTGAAGTATCTAACGATGCAGGAGAAACCTTCTGGATGGCTCATAAGGCTGGTAGTGCTGAGGCTGTAGTAGAATGGTAAAGAGAGTGCCCTTCGGGGCCTCTTTATTAAGTTAATAATGTATTAATACATCCGGCTCACACTGCTAGCTCCTTTCCTAAGCTTTGGCACTGTTGCCGCATAACCACTAAACAATTTAATTATGACTGATAATCAAATGATTGTTCAACAATACCAAGAAATATCATTCCTCGCAATGTATATTATACTTGGTATATTAGCTACATTGATATGGTATCAACAGTGGCGTAAGGAACACAAGTCTAACCGTTAATCAATTTATTATGAAGAAACATACCTTAGT